TCGCGTACTAAACGAGCACAGACTCCCACCATCTCTTCCATATTCAAATCAACAATCTGCACTGTGTTTCTCCTGTCGTGTGTCCAATGTTTCACGTGGAACAATTTGGCGTTGCCGGTTTTGATGAGGGAAGGGAGCCGCATCTGCCGTCCTCCCCCGCCCACAAAACGCCACCCCCTTTTGTTACGTTATAACGTAACATTTCCCCTCAGAACGGTATGTCCTCGTCCTCAGATGTTCCACGTGGAACATCGTCCTCCTCGACTGTTCCACGTGGAACATCGTCGCCCTCGTCCTCGTAGTAATCGAAGTAATCGTCCTCCGGGTGGCGCACTGCCGGCCCGGTGTAGAACGGGTTGCGCTGCCAAGTGTCGTAATCCGTGAGAATCCACGCCTGCTCGGCGCGGTCGCGTCCGACGTTGACCGCGAACTCTCGAATCGCGTCGTCCGGCGTTGCCAGCGGCCCTTCTTCATCCTGATACTGGATCCACATCTCGTCTCTCCTGTAGTTGCATCTCTCGCCCACAGGAGCCACTATACTCTTGTCACAGCGAAAAGCAACAAGCACGACCTACAACGCCGACTCCGTCGCGGCACGGCGCACGCCGCCCCATCAGGCTCGCCGCAGCCCCCTTCCTTACCAGTTCCCCAAAAAAATAAGGGGGCCGAAGCCCCCTGCTGCCATCCCACCTGTGCGGTGTTATGCCGATTCCATCCGCGCCTGTAGTTCGTCGATGTAGCCTTGGAGCATCGCGATGATCGCATCGCGGGTAGTGCTACGCGGGAGGCCGAAAGTCTTTTTGACCAAGGCCGTTACACTGCGCCCGCTAGAATGTTTCATGCCAAGGCTTTCGAGTTTGACTGCGGCCTTCCACTGGCAGAGTTGAAAGTAGGGGATAAATCTTTCGTCTTGCATTGTTGCTTTCCTTGGTTGTGGGATCGGTATCTTTCGATACCGACCCCGTTGGGTTTAGTACGCGAGGCCAACGTCGCCGGCAACGTGGTGCCGGAGCATGGTGCCGTGGGGAAGCTTCGCCACCCATGCGGCCAAGTCTGCGGCATCGTTCGACTGCGGTTTAGCCTTGGTGCGTTCCCACGCTAGGCGAACCTTGCCACCCGCCGCATAGCAGGCTTCACCGTTGGCCTTTTTCTTGAACACACCGTGTACCGGAAACGTAATGACGTAATCCCGCTCGGCGCCGCGACGATTGCAGAGCGGGTTATCACCACCGCAACCACGTTCACTGCCCTTGCCAGAGCAAGTAACCTTGCCGATGTTTTTCGCCACCGTGGCAGGGCATTGAACGTAACGGATACCATCCACCACGCGAACCTTGCTATCGGCACCATGCCAATTTTCAGGCACCACCACCGTGGTGGGCACACCGGCCTCCACTGCAAGCTTCGCATCGGCAAACGAATCCGCCGAATAGTTGAACGTGGTGCCGTAGGTCGCGGCCCTATCTTTCCATTGCGACCAATGGAAATGAGTGTAAGTCCACGCGAGGCCATCGACCGGCACCGCAGCACCCACGGTGTCCATGTAGTGGAAGTCGATATCGACTGCGCTAGTATCCTTTGCAGGATTCAACGCGCACGTGGTGGGACACGTGCCGAACAAGTTGATGCCAGCGCGGTAGGTTACCGCAATCTTTCCGGTCTTAGAGTCGCCGGACACTTTAACGAGTGTAAGCATAAAAGATGCTCCCCTAGTAGTTGAACTAAACCCCCGTTATCGATATCGATAACGTGAAGCCACTATACGCTTATCGTAGAGAAAAGCAACAAGCGCAAACTACAATCGCCACGCCGCGCAGGCGCACGCCGCCCCTGTAGGCTCGTCACAGCCCCCTTCCTTGCCAGTTCCCTAAAAAAGAAAGGGGGCCAAAGCCCCCTCAAGTGTGCGGGTGTGTTAGAGCCACTCCCCGCTGATGGCGGCGTACTTGCCGCCGTTGCGCTGGTCGATCTCGCGGATAACCGCGAGCCAATCCAAGTAGGCGGGGTGTTTCTCCCCCGCCGCCCAGCACAGGCGCCCGTATCGGTCGCCAAAAGGCAACGCCCGATGGGCGTCACCCATGAACGCGCTGTACAGCGCGTCCCTTTTCGCAATCAATTCGTTCATCATCTTCCCCTTGTGGTTGGGCCATCCTTGGCCCCGGTTGGTTTAGATATCGCTCTCGACCGTGAAGGTCACATCCCGCAGCACCGTCCGCACCATATCGCGGACAGCGTATTCGTCGGGAATCTCAAGGCTGCTAAGCTGCCGTTCAACTTCCGACTCCACTTCGGACTCTACGCTGGCCTCGACGGCCTCCCGAATCTCTTCGCGAATCTCTTCGCGAATCTCTTCGCTAACGCCGTGCTCTTTCGCTTCAAGCTCCTCAATCCGACGGATCAGAGGGAGGGTGGCTTCCGCCACAACGTGCGCGATATACGAACGAACTAAAGCTTCTATGGATTGAATATCCATTAGTCTTAACTCCAGATAAATTGTAGGAAGAGCGTGTATGCACTGGGCATGTAGGTCACTATACGCTTATCGTAGAGAAAAGCAACAAGCGCAAACTACAATCGCCACGCCGCGCAGGCGCACGCCGCCCCTGTAGGCTCGCCACAGCCCCCTTCCTAGCCAGTTCCCTAAAAAAGAAGGGGGCCGAAGCCCCCTCAAGTGCGCTGGGTGTTAGTCGCTTTTTTCCGGCCCTGCCATGAACACCGGCAGGTTAGCCTCGCGGTTCCACCCGCACGACAGATGCATAAACTTGCCTGCATTGGGGCAGTTGACCCGCTCAAGGTCGTCGTTTTCGGGTTCGTGACCTGTGGCTTCTTTGAACATTTCCGCAGTGATCATCATCTTTCTCCCTTGGTTTGCCCCGGCTCTCGCCGGGGCGTTGCTGTTATCGCGGTAAGCGGCTCTTGATGAAGGCCACTAGGGCCACCATCACCACTATCATCCCGCCAATCACCACGAACGCCGGCTCTGCCGCGTCCACCCCCACGGTCATCATGATGGCCGCGACCACTAAGCCTAAAACCCCAACGAAATCAAAGTATGCTTTCATGACACCCTCAAAAAATCTTTTCGATTAAGAAACAGAGACCTTCCACAATGGAATCGCCGCAGGCGATTCCCAATATCCACATCGTCACCCAGAACCTTTCCATCATTTTCCCCTTGTGCTCCCCGGCCTCGCGACCGGGGAGCGTTGCTGTTACCACATACCGTCCGTGACCATCCGACGCCACGTAACGCCGCTAGCGTCTACGTCCACTGCCGCTCTTACGCGGCCACTGCCATCGGCAGGCTTCATGGTCACATCCGCCCACACCACCTCAAACGACTCGGCGAGTCTTTTGACTTCACCGATTACGTCCGGAACATCCCAACCTTCCACATCACGGGATTCGCGTCCCGTGCTCGTGAGCCAATAGATGCGGCCGGACAAAGCATAAGGCTTCATAGTCTTTTCCTCGATTGAATTGTAGAAAGAGCGTGTGTCACTAGGACGATTTGAAGTTTACGCTTGTGACAGCGAAAAGCAATAGACGCTTGTAGCGACACCCCCACCCCCCAAATCCCAGTTAGGAGTCCCGCGACCCTGCTACATACCAATACGCTCAACCAAATCTACGTCTTTTATTTCTTAATTCTGCGTCCCTGCTACATACCAATACGCTCAACCAAATCTACGTCTTTTATTTCTTAATTCTGCGTCCCTGCTACATACCAATACGCTCAACCAAATTTCCATTCCCCAATTCCTCCCTCACAGGACTTAATTGACGTATACGTCAACCCCCCCATACCTTTTTCTATTTCCTACCCCTCGGGGGGTATTTTTTGAAATTTTAGGTTTTTGTCGGTGAAGGGAGGGATGGAAAAAGGGTAGGAAGTGCGGTAAAAGATGACGATGGCTAGACCACGTAACACAGAAGAGCAGAATGCTGCGGCAAGAGAACGGCGTAGAGCTTCAGCCGCTAGATACCGAAACAAGTTGGTAAATAAGGAACGCCAAAAAATATACGACCGTAAGAGCTACCTTAAAAACGGTAAGCCCCACATGAAACCGGAGGATGTAGGGAAGAACGGCGTAAGTAAGCCGAAGACTTGGGCGGATAGGTATGCGCTTAGGGCCACCACTGGGGTGCTCATTATGGCGTTTGACACGGTGGTGAAGATTTTGGAGAACGCGGATAGGAAAAAGGCGGAAGCGAAGAAAAGAAGTTATTACGCACTACCTTCTCCAGATCCACAGATGCTTATTGCGTTTATCAAAACTAATCTCTATGAGTCTCTTATAAAACTGGAAATATTAGCCAATGCAGACCTCTACAAACCCAAATCTCCCCCCAAGCGCAAGCGAAAAACCAAAGTCAAGCGCAAGCGCCCGCGCAAAAGCGCCGACAAAACAGGAAAAAGTTACCGTGGAAGACCTCCTGCCAAAAAAGCAGCAAGAGTTGAAAGTGATGAAGGAGCTAGCGGCGCTTAAAGACCAGAAAGCAAACATGCGGAAAGCGTCTTCAAGTGAGAAGACGGGTGCTTCTTTAGCGATAGTGAACATTAAGCAGGTGTTAGAGGAGTTAGACGCGCAGGTTATTAAGGATACTGACCAACTGCGGCGTTATATCACTAACAAACTTATCCAGATTTCCAACTGCGGCGTTTCTAAAGAGGAACTGCGGGCATTGGAATTGCTTGGGAAGATTTCAGATATTGGTCTTTTTGTGGAGAAGAGCGAAATCAAAGTTACGCATACCACTTCTGCTGCGCTTGAAAGTTCAATTAAGGAACGAATTGGGCGTTTGTTAGAGATGAGCAAGCCAGAAGAAGTTAAGGAGGATGTGATTGAGGATGCGGAGTATGAAGAGGTATCCGATGAGGGGGTAGAGGAGTGAGTTTGAACTTTGATTTGGACGAGGAGACGCTTGCTAACCTTCTTAAACTTCTCCCCACTTTGTCTGAAACCGAGCAACGGAGTTTGCTTCATGATTTAAACCGGTTGGAGGAGATAAAGAGGCGGGAGAAGTGTCAGAAAGAGTTCATTCCGTTTGTGCAGCGGATGTGGCCGGGGTTCATTTCGGGTCGGCATCACAAGATTATGGCCCGTGCGTTTGAGAAAGTGGCCCGTGGGGAGTGCAAAAGGTTAATTATCAACATGCCTCCTCGCCACACAAAGTCAGAATTTGCTTCTTATCTACTTCCGGCGTGGTTTTTGGGTAAATATCCCGAGAAAAAGGTCATTCAAACGTCTCACACGGCTGAATTGGCCGTAAATTTTGGTCGAAAAGTGCGAAATTTGGTGGATGAGGAGAATTACAGGGACATTTTCCCCGAGACCGTGCTCCAAGTGGACTCAAAAGCGGCTGGGCGGTGGAATACGAGCAAGGGAGGCGACTATTTTGCGATTGGTGTCGGCGGTGCGGTGACAGGTAAGGGTGCCGACCTTTTGATTATTGACGACCCGCACTCAGAACAAGAGGCAACCATTGCCGAAACCAACCCCGAGGTCTATGACAAGACTTATGAGTGGTATACATCAGGCCCACGACAGCGGTTACAACCCGGTGGAGCTATAGTCATTGTAATGACACGCTGGAGTAAGCGCGATTTAACAGCGCAAGTGTTAAAAGCAGCGGCGATGCGTGAGGGGGAAGAGTGGGAAGTGATTGACTTCCCCGCCATCATGCCCAGCGGCAAGCCGCTGTGGCCTGAGTTCTGGCCGTATGAAGAGTTAACGGTGCTGCGGAGTGAGTTGCCACATTCCAAGTGGATGGCGCAGTACATGCAAGACCCGACGAGTGAAGCGTCGGCGATTATCAAGCGTGAGTGGTGGAGGGTTTGGGAGGATGAAAATCCCCCTCAATGTGAGTTTGTGCTCATGTCGTGGGACACGGCATTTGAGAAGAACAATCGTGCGGACTACTCGGCTTGCACCACTTGGGGGGTATTTTATTTGGATGACGATGGGAGTGATTGGGAAGTTAGTAAAGCGGAACGTGGGAAGCCGCAGGCTAATATCATCCTCCTAAACGCATTCCGTGACCGGATGGAGTTCCCCGAGTTAAAGCGGGTAGTAGTCAGTCAATATAAGGACTGGGAGCCTGATGGGGTAATTATTGAAAAGAAAGCGTCCGGTGCCCCGCTTATTTACGAGCTTCGTTCGATGGGTATTCCTGTACAGGAGTTCACGCCGACTAAGGGTAACGACAAGATTTCCCGACTTAACGCTGTATCCGATATTTTTGCTTCTGGTAGAGTATGGGTGCCGGAGACGCGGTGGGCAGAGGAAGTGATAGAGGAAGTGGCGAGTTTTCCTGCTGGCGACCACGACGACTACGTTGACTCGGTGTCTATGGCGATGATGCGGTTTCGTCAGGGCGGGTATATCCGCACGACGTTGGACGAGCCGGATGAAGAGATTTCCCTGCGGTATCGCAACCCTAACCGCAAACCGTATTATTAAGAGGAACGACAGATGGGCGACGAAGAGATGCAGATTGAAGTCGAAGTAATTGACGACGGTTCCACCCTGCCGGGAGAAGACAACACCCCGCCGTCCGGTGCCGAGTTTGCCCTTGCGGAGCTTCTTGGGGAACCCATCGAGGATGAAGACTCGCCGGAAGTTGAGGAGTTTTACAAGAACCTTGCCGAGGACATGGACGAGGGGACGTTGAACTCCATTGCCGGTGACCTCCTTGAGGCGTTCGACGGTGACACTGCTTCGCGCAAAGACTGGTTGCAGACTTATATTGACGGGTTGGAGTTGCTGGGATTGCGGATCGAGCAGCGGACTGAGCCGTGGAGTGGTGCGTGCGGCGTGTTCCATCCTCTCCTCAGCGAAGCCCTAGTCAAGTTCCAAGCCGAGACCATCATGGAGACCTTCCCGCCGAGTGGGCCGGTGAAGACGACCATCATTGGTAAGGAGACGCCGGAGAAGAAACAGGCATCGGTCAACGTGGCGGCGGATATGAACTTCCAGTTGACGGAGGTCATGACCGAGTACCGGCCTGAGCATGAGCGGATGTTGTGGGGTCTGGGTTTGAGCGGTAATGCGTTCAAGAAGGTGTATTACGACCCGGCGTTGGAGCGGCAGATTTCGCTTTATGTCCCTGCGGAAGACCTTGTGGTGCCCTACGGCGCTTCCAATCTAGACAGTGCGGAACGTGTAACTCACGTTATGCGGAAGTCCAAGAACGAAGTTATCAAGCTGCAAGCCAGTGGGTTTTACCGTGACGTTGACCTTGGTGAGCCGACGCGGGGCAATCTTGATGAGGTGGAGAAGAAGATTGCGGAGAACATGGGCTTCAGTGCCACGAGCGACGAGCGGTTTAAGATTCTTGAAGTGCATGTGGATTTGGATTTGTCGGAATACGACGAAAAAGACCCCGAGGCCGACAGCGATGAGATGGAGATGGGCGGCATTGCGCTGCCTTACGTCGTGACCATCGAGAAGAGCACCCAAACCGTCCTAGCAATCTATCGTAACTGGGCACCTGATGATGAGAAAAAACTTAAGCGCGAGCACTTTGTCCACTACCCATATATCCCCGGCTTCGGGTTTTATGCGTTCGGTCTTGTGCATCTGTTGGGTAGTTTTGCTAAATCAGGTACTTCTCTTATTCGTCAACTCGTAGACGCTGGGACACTATCTAACCTCCCCGGCGGCTTTAAGACCCGAGGGATGAGGATCAAGGGGGACGACACCCCCATCTCCCCCGGTGAGTTCCGTGATGTTGATGTGGCTTCTGGCACCATCAAAGACAACATCATGACGCTGCCGTACAAGGAGCCTAGCCAAGTCCTCTTCACTTTGATGCAGAATATTGTGGATGAGGGGCGGAAGTTTGCTAGCACTACCGACCTCAACGCCTCGGATATGTCCGCGCAGTCTCCGGTGGGCACCACGCTTGCCATTCTTGAGCGCAGTCTGAAAGTGATGTCGAGCGTCCACAGTCGCGTGCATTACGCGATGAAGAGGGAGTTGCGCCTTCTTGCCGCCATTATTCGCGACTTCACTCCTGACGAGTACGACTACGAGCCGGAAGAGGGTGGTAGGAAGGCTA